TATGTTCTATGTATAGTGTGTATAGATGTATAGATGTTTTTGATAATACAGAAATAAAAAATAAAATAATCATAACAAAAAATAAAATGTATGGTGGAATTTGGTAAAACATCTATACATCTATACACACTATACATAGAACATAGTATAATATAAATAGAAGCTTATATCGTATTTCATCTATACATTAATTTTTCTATCTATACATTTATGTTCATTTAATTTTTCATATTATACATTTATAAATTAAATAAATTATTAATTTATAAATTTGCTATTATATAGTTTTACGAGCGAGATTGAAATTATTAAAGTTCGACAAGCGAGAAAATTGATAAGTTTGAGAATATGCGAGCAGATAGACATTTTGTTATTGGAGCAAGGACTAAATCAATTCATCCAATTGGTATGGGTATAACAAGGTCGTTATCTAATCAAAAAAAGGCAATATTACCAATTTCTGTAACTCATTTTGGTATGGCTAAACCATTAGGCCTAACATCAAGGGGTAGAGGTGTTTTACTCTTAGAGGATGGATTGGGTCAATCCGATATCCAAGGTAATGGCTTTGGAGTTAAAGCCCCTAATGCTAAGCTTTTAGAGAAATTACAAAGTTTAAGCCTACGGTCAGTTCAAGGAAAATTACCACGAAAAAAGAATGTAAGTATTTCGTTTTAGAGGGGACTTAAATTAAGTTTTTCAAACCAATTTAATTGCCATTAATTAAATTCCTTTTTTTTTTGAATTAATTATTTTTTCAATAATTATAATTGTATTGTTATAATAGCATTTGTTTTTAAATCTCGACAAGTGAAAAAATGGCAGACCAATTACTTTACGAAGTTTCAAATTCTGTTGAACAAGATGGGGAACCATTTATCCGAAGGGAGAATGTGTATATTATTGACCAAAATAATGGATCATACACCAATAATACCATTATTATGGATTGTGCAAGTGTTTCCAATGCTGGAAAGTGGGCAGACTTCCAAAATGCTACTATTGTAGTCCCTTTGATTTTAACAATGTCATCTTTGTTTGATTTTTCTGGAGTTGTTAATTCAGATTTTGCCGTTGGCCTTAAAAATGGTTTTCATCAGTTGATTTCTTCAATCAATGTTGAATATAATAATAGTTCAGTTGTTCAGATTTCTAATCTAACAAATATGTATATTTCTTATAAATTAAATACTACACTTTGTGTGGATGATATTGTGACAATTGGTAGTCAAATTGGATTTTATCACGATTCTGCCCAATCTTGGTTATATTCTAATGTCCAAAGTTACCGAGGAAGAGGCTCGTGTAATAATGGCAATGATATTCTAACCACAAACCCATCATTGGCGTTTAATGGTATGTCTGGAAATATTGGTTTTTTCCATCGACAAATGGATATATTATTTAATGCTGGTCAGATAGGAACTACTACTCTTCTTGGTGCAAATTGGCCAAGTATTGCATCTCAATTTGCTAAGTCATACACTGTAAAAACAGCTACAGCAAGTCCAAGTGGGTATTTTGGGCAAGCTTGGTATATTATGGCAACACTCAGACTCAAGGATATGGCCGATTTCTTTGCCCAGATGCCTTTAGTCCGTAATGCTTATGTTAAATTATATGTAAATCTTAATCAATCAAGAACGATAGTAACTATGTCCGGAACAGATGGGGTTGGGATGACTCTTATACCAAGTAATGCAATTATCTTTGGAGGAAATACTAACCCATTAATGGTTGCATCTGCCGAAGACCTTAATGGGATGGATGATATTAGAACTGCTGTTGTAGCGGCCGCAACTGGTAGTAAGGATTTTATTTTTAGTTGTTCAATCCTTACAAGTCTTGACCCCAATTGTCCATCTCAAATTGCTAAAAATAATATGTTATCATCGTGCCGATTGTATATTGATTTATATACAATGAACCCAATGAGAGAAGAGCAATATTTGACGAATAGGACTAAGACGATTAAATATAGAGATATTTTTCAATATCAATTTTTAAACCAGCTTAGTTCATTCAATTTCCTTGTTTCGAATGGAATTAGTGGATTAAAAGAAATTGTGGTTGTTCCACTAATTAGTTCTACATATAATGGAACTGGTGTTTCTTCAACAAGTTTCTCTACCCTTGTTTCCCCATTTGCCTCTGAACCATCTACTTGCTCACCATTAATGTGGTTTAATAACTTAAATTTTCAAATTTCTGGTGTTAATATCTTTAGTAATAATGAGCAATATGGTTTCGAAATGTTCCAGAATGAACTCTATGGAGTTGGTTCAATTAATGGGGGTCTCACTGATGGTCTTACAAGTGGTCTTATATCACAAACTGCTTTCTATAATAACTATGGTTATTTAGTTGCAAATGTTGGTCGTAGATTACCAGAAGATGACCGCACACCAAAATCAGTCCAGATTTCTGGAACTTGCTTAAGTGCTGTTCCAATTGATATGTATGTCTTCTGTGTATTTGAGAAGGAGATTATAATTGATACATACTCTGGAAAGAGAGTGGCCTAATAAATTCCTTTAAAAAAAATATAAAATTAGACACAAAAAAATACATTACGAGAGCATTTGATTAGCTACATTCTTTGGTAGGACTTGACCCTTTACCCCTTCTTTATTTCAACATCAATCTCTGTATGTGGACATTGTGAATTAAGACCATTTATATGATGTAAAATTGTCATATTTGGTAATACCGTTTTACATTTTTTACATTCGATACCAGATATAACTGTATCACCTAACATTTTTTTTAGTTTTGCACACTGTATTTCCGTGTTTTGGATTGTTTCCATTAAGGAAATAATTGCAACTGGATGCATTTTCATTTCATCTTTTATAATTTGGGTTGTAATATAATATAGAAGCCGTGCCTTATCCAGTTCATCGAGACTCTCAACCGTATCCGTAATCAGTTTATAAGTTTCTTCTGTTTGGTCTTTCATCCCTAATTCCTTTAAAGAAACTTTTAATTCCGCCATCTTTCGTTTAGTTGTTTTTTTCGACAAGCGGAAAATTCAAAAATATATTTTAATGATGTTATATATATAAATATTTATTTTATTTTGATTTAATTATTTATTTAATTAAATTTTATATTAACATTATATATTAACAAGTGAGAAAAAAAAAGATTAAAAAAAGATTAAAAAAAGATTAAAAAATAACCGGACGCAACGGAAACGAAATGGCAAATAAAAGCACATTAATAAAAGACTTATTGAAAAAGAATCGTCCAACACTATCAGATAGTAGTTTAAAAACCTATAATTCAATTTTATCAAATTTATATAAGAAGGTATTCCCAGATAAACCATTGGATTTAGAAAAATTTAAAGAATGTAAAAAATTTCTAACTTATTTAAAAGATTTTGATGGTTCAAAAAGAAAAACATATTTGAGTGCTTTAGTGGTATTATGCCCAGAGGCTAATGAATACAGAGAATTAATGAACTCAGATGGACAAGCATATAATGCAAAGCAAAAATTACAAAATAAAACTGAAAAAGAAACTGAAAATTGGGTAGAGCAAGATGAATTGACTACTATTTATAATAATTTAGAACAAGAAGCAAAACAGCTTTATAAATTAAAAAATCCAACAACTCAAGATATACAAAAAATACAATCTTATATTATTCTATCACTCGTTAGTGGTAAGCATATAGCCATTCGTAGGTCATTGGATTGGACAGAGATGAAAATTAAAGATTTTGACAAAGACAAAGATAACTTTTTAGAAATGGGAAAACAATGGAAATTCTTCTTTAATGTGTATAAGACTCAGCGATTTTTAAATGAACAAGAAGTTTTAATCCCAACAACTCTAAAAAAAATATTAAAGGTTTGGATTAAATTAATTCAGAAGATATACCCAGATAATAATTATTTATTAATTGATAGTAATGGTTCTAAATTAACCCCCACAAAGATGACACAAAGATTAAATGCCGTTTTTGGTAAAAAAGCTTCTATCAATATTTTACGACATTCTTTCTTATCTGAAAAGTATAAGGATATGCCAGAATTAACCGACTTACAAGAAGAGGCTACAGCTATGGGCCACAGCCTTAAAGAACACTTAGAATACATTAAGCATTAATGCATTAAATATTCAATCCAATATCGTTCTCGGCCTCTTGCCTCATTACCGTCAGCACAAGGGAATTTCTCAAGCTCAACCATAGTCCAATTATCCCATAGACCATTTTCCCTAATTATAGCATAAAGATTTCGATTTTCATCGTTGGATAGCCTTTTATGTGCAGATTTTCGTTTAATAAAATTTGTAGTTGAACCAATATACAATTTTGAAATTGTTAAATCATTACAAACAATTTTATAAATAACTGTCTTTGAATAATCAACTGGAGTTCGTGGCATCTTATAATATCTTATTATATCTTATTATATCTTATCTTTAATATGATTTTTTTTTATTTAATTTTTTTTAAATTTTTTAAAAAGTTATATAATAATGACAAATTTTATTATTGGATTTTTTATTGCAGTATTACTAAATTTTATTATTGAAAAGTTCGACAAGCGAAGAGATAAATAATGCCTTATTTAATCCACGGTGGTAAATTATCGGTTGCAGATTTACAAGGTTTATTAAGCGGTGCCTATGATGGTAGAGAACAAGTCGGTGATTGGGAATTAGATAAAGATTTATCTACATCAAATTCTAAAGTATATTATAACCCTAAAACAAAGAAGGCCGTCGTTGCTCATAAGGGAACAAGCGGATTAGCGGATTGGTATAATAATGCAGTATATGCAGTTGGAGGAACTGATGCATATAAAAAGACTAAACGATATAAAGATGCAGAAAAAGTCCAAAATGAAGCAATCCAAAAATATGGTGCTAAAAATATATCAACTATTGGACATTCTCAATCTGGACTACAAGCGGAACTATTGGGCAAAGACACAAATGAAATTATTACTTTAAATAAAGCAACACGACCATTCAGCAATACAAAGGCAAACAACCAGTATGATATTAGAACGGATACTGATGTTGTAAGTGGAATGAATCCATTTCAAAAAAAGACTGAAAGAGATATTACCATTAAAGCGGATACATATAATCCCCTTGTGTCACACGATGTTGAGCAATTAGAGAAATTACCCCAGACTCAGATGGTCGGTGAAGGAGTCAAAGAATTTGAAGACAAGAAACCATTTACAACGAGTTGGCGAGAAGTTCTATATTATGAGAAGGAATTACAAAATAAGACCTATCCACAAATGATGGCAGACCCAAAAATTAAGCAACTTTATAATGAGGTTAAAACCCTTTGGACAACTGAAAATCCAACAATCAAGAAGATGCCAAAAGATTGGGCTGTGACTAAGTATAAGGAATTAAGAGAGGGTAAGGCTGAACCAATCGCCGTAGCTGAACCAGTTGTGGCATTACCCACAAAAGAACAATTAGAAATAAAACTCAATTTGGTAGCTGATAAATATTATAAAAAACTAAATGATGATATAGCACAGTCTGGAATTACTGGGAAGAGAGCAAAGAATGATAAAGCTATTGAGAATGAATTTAAGCAGAATATAATTGAGTATAACCAAATTAAAGAGCAACTGAAGAACCTATCAGATGAAAGTTATAATGGACTAATGAACATTACTAATTATAAAAAATATTTAAAAAAAATAAAAGATAAAAAATAAGTATATAATACAATGGATAAATTAACAAAACAAAAAGTAATAATGATTTACGATGACCTATCGTCGTCGCATTCTACTCTAATGAATGAAATGAAATCAAATAAGGATGAAGAGCCAAAAGATTCAAAGAACCGAGAGAAGAAGATTGCAATATTAAATACACTGATGATTAATTGTCTTAAGTTGAAAAACTTAATTGAAAAATAATGGGGTCTATCTTGTATATATATATAATATATAAATATATTCTTTTTTTTATCTGTTATTTAATATTAATCTTTGGTTTATGTATAATTTTATCTGTTATTTACTATTTATAGTAATTAAAATA